CTCGTCGTTGTATTCAGCGGGGAGTGAGTAAGGGTTCCATTGGAGCAAGTCAAAAGCACGCTCCTCAGCATCAGGATCAGTCACGCGCAAGCGGCTCAGGCTCTGATGCGATAGCTCTTTGCAGCAGCAGGTTGACCCAGCTGGTGCGGTTCACGCCAATCGGCTTTTTGCGCTCGACTTCCGCGATGACTCGTGGATCAATCAAGACGCGAGTGTTCGTGAAATGGGTTGAATCGTCCACTTAGTGGTTGCGTTGCGGCCAGAGTATGCCCATACTCAGCCGAGTTTTGCAATCAATTTGTGCAGGATCCCATACCAGATCTGGAGTTTTTCAAGGACGCACACCGCTACATGTGGCGTGGCGACTGGGTTTTGCACAATGTTTCAGAAGTTGTCAGCCATGACATGTCGCCCTTTGCGAAGGACGCCATGGAGAAACACAGGCACGGCCCTGATGGCTGGGAGCTGCGCGGCAGAGTTCTGCATCGGGTTTTGCAAGCCCACCTTGAGGACCAGCCCTCTGTGCATGAAGACCGCTGGGATCCGTGGATCGAGCCGTTGCTGAGCGATCCGCTGTTCAAAGGCATCGAGACGCTGGCGACGGAATATCTACTGGTTGACCGTTATCGGTCGGTCTGTGGATCTACAGATTTTGTGATTCGTCTGAAGGACGATCCGTCATTTGTGATTTTGGGAGACCTCAAAACAGTCAGTAGCAAGAAAGCTGTGTCAAGCCGCAAATCACCACTGGCTCAGCTCGGTGCATATGCGCGCATGTGGCAGCAGTGGCATCCCAAGGTGCGCATCACTGAATGCGTGACCGTGATCAGCGGGCCTGAGAAGTGCAAGGTGCGCAGGCACAGCCCCGAAGATGACTGCATCCCTGCATTTGAAGAGTGCTGGGGCAAGTTTCAAGCCCTGCAGCCTGTTGCCGATTTTTAATGGTTGCGGACTAGAACAGGCTCGCGCGCCTTACGCTCCTCACACCTGATCCGCTGCAGGTCACTTGTCCTCGCCCTTTATTAAAGGATGAGAAGCCGAATACTAGGGACAGAAGCAAGGGCTAGTGGACTGGACAAAGATCTTGAAACAAGGCGGCGTGCCTGAGCCGCCTGGCTATCACGAGACCGTTGCCAAGGTGAGAGCACGCCCTAAGCGTGTGAAGAAAAAGGGTAAGGCCAAAGGCAAGCGTTGACATGGCATACCAGGCACGGCATACTGCTGCGCATGAGCCATTTATCTCGTTCGCTCATGAAAAACACCATCAATCGCGGACCCAGGTTTTATGACCCTGAACACCGCAGCCCCAAAACCAACGCCATCGTTGTTGCAGTTTTCTGCGTCTTGTTTGGCGGTGCTCTGTGGATCAGTGTCACTGACACTCTCTATCAGCAGCAAAAATTGCATTGTGAACAAGGCTGGCAACCCGCGTGCGAAAGCTTGAAGTAAATGGGCCGTGGGATTTACTGGAACACCCGGCCTGAGGACACCGTTAAGGCTGCCAAGGCCAGGGCCAAAGCAGCTCTTAATGAGAAAAACCCACGCCTTACTGCCCTAGAAAGAGCTTTCTACAACGCCTTGAAAAAACAAGATGCAAACTAGCGTCACGTTTGCTGTCCTAGGCACACCTGTGCCGCAGGGCTCAATGAAAGCCTATGGCAGCCGTGTTGTTGCTAACAACGCGGAATCTCTCGCCAGCTGGCGCAGTGACGTTGCTGCTGCTGCACATCGTCACAAGCCTGAGGATTGGGACATCCACGCCGCAGTATCACTGCGTTGTGAGTTCGTGTTCCCTCGCCCGTTGTCTCATTACGGCACAGGCAAAAACGCCGGTAAGCTAAAAGATTCTGCGCCGCAGCATCACACTAAAACCCCCGATCTGGACAAATTGATTAGATCGGCAGGCGATAGCATTTCTGACGCTGTTGCCCGCGTGCTTCTTTATTCGGACGCGCAAATCGTTTCCATCTACGCAACCAAAAGGTATCAAACAGATGACTTCCTCGGTGCCATCATCACCGTCACAGCTCTTTCCTAACTTGGCGACCGTCATCACCACTGATGATGTCAGCCAAAAAGGAACAGGGAGCTACAAGGCGGATTACATCAACTGGTGCCGCACGATGCACCTCTTGCATGACCATGCGCCTGGCTGGCAGTTTCACCTTGCTCACTACGTTGACAGCAGCCACGTTTGGCAAGCACCTAACGGCACTGCCTATGTCGTTGGTTACTTCAGCGGCCCAGACGGTCAAAGAACTCCTGACTTCCCTCAGGCCATCATGGACAATCGCAACAACGCGATTCCTTTTGACAAGGTCAGCGCACGCGATTTGACTGACAGCCATCGTCGCTGTCTTTGTACAGCAGCTGCCGCACAGTTCGGCCTTGGTTGGCAGCTTTGGGCGCGGGAAGAGGTTGAAAACCCACACCGCGAGGAAAAGAAGCCCAAGGCAACGCCAGCCATTGAAGGTGTTGCAAAAGACGACCAGCCGCTGACAACAGAAGAGCGCAACATGCTTGTCGGTCTTATCGGCGAGATGAGCCCAGGCAAGCGTGAAGACTTCTGCAAGTCGTTCCGCTTTGCGTTCAAGCTAGGCGACAACGCTAAGGTCGCTCCTGCAATCACCAGCCGCAAACATCAGGTTTGGATTCAGGAAAATGCCTGAGGACGACAAGAAACGCGAACAGCAAGCAAAGGCAGATGCAAATCGCCGATCAGGCCACTTTCAGGTGCGCCTTGACAAGCAACTGTCTGCCCAACTGCAGCACTACGCAGAGCAACGCCATCACGGCGTGATCAACTCTGCGCTGCAAACCATCATCTCTAAATTCTTCAACTGATGCCTGACTTCGCACCCGACGCCTTCAACATTTGGGGCAACTTCAACAAAGACCAGAAGAAAGACGGCCACTACTGGGCACTAATGGATGTGCCTGTGGCTGAGCTGCGCAAGCTTGTTGAATGGGTTAAGACTGCTGACCGCTGCGAGAACCTTAAAGGCGAGGAGTGCGTCAAGCTGCGCGCCAACCTGATGCCTCGCACTGCCAAGGAAAGCGGCAATGAGTATTTTCTGATGGCTCTCAGCGATGCCAAGCCCCGCCCAGCTGACACGTCAACCGCTGACTTTTAAGCTTGTGACGAACGAGAAGCTAGGAGCGCCCCCGCGCTCCTTTTTTATGAAGCCAACCATCAAGCAGGTCACCAAGGACGGGATGCTGCTTTGGGAGGTGAGCCACGGCGGGATGGCTCGCTACTTCAAATATGACTGGCAGGCCAACTTCCACTACGAGGCTGCAGTCAGGCTTTACAGGTCAAGGATCACCGGCAAGCACGGCTAATCCCAGCAAGCCAGCTTGGCGTCAAGCTCACCTATGCGGGTCACGGCTTGACTAAGCAGCTTGCCTTGATGCCAGCTCTGCCGGACAAGGCCGGCACAAAGCTGTTTTAACGCTTCCTCGTCAGTGCAGCTGTAGACCTCTCTAACGCTGCGTTCAACCTCAAGCTCTTCTTCAAGGCTTTGGTTGATGACCATCCAGTCAGCCCAGCCCATTGCCTTGAAGATTCTTATCAAGTCATGCCACAGAAGGCATGACTGTCAAGTGGTTGTTGTAATGGCCTGTCTCGCGATAGCTGCGCAGTGGTGGTGTCATTCTGTGGAACACCATCTGCCCGACCTTTAGCCCTGGATACAAAGGCAGCGGGTGATGCAGGCGCTCGTTTTTCAGCTCAAGAGTTAGCCGCGATCCGTGCCAGCCTGGGTCGCACCAGCCAGCAAGCAGGTGATTAAGACCAGATCGTGCGCGGCTTGACTTGAGTACAAATTGGCAGCTGATGTCGTCGGGGATGTTAAACAGCTCAAGTGTTTCAGCCAGGCAAAATTCACCCGGCTGCAGCAGGAACGGGTCATCCTCTGTTCTGTCTGAGATGTCAATCCGCAGCAGCTCAGGGTCACAGATGTTCTCAACCATCAGGTAGAGACCCAGCCGCAAATCCAAGCTGGCTGGGTTCAGCAACTCTGCGTCAAACGGGACGACCATTTGGCTTTTTTGACAACGAGCCTTGATCTCCCAGTCACACAGAACCGTCATTCGCTGTTTTTAGGTGCAACCTATTGTGCCTCGACAAATATGGCCCAACCGCTTCTAGGGCCATTGACTTGCCAACGTTGATGGAATGCAGCCTGGCGCACACTGACGCGATAGCCAGAAAGTGCTGGGTTGTGCGTGCCCCTCTCAATATCTGGCAATCCCAAAGGGTCCGACATAAGCCAGCTCGGGTCGTTGCTGTATCGAGATTGGTAGCCGTGTAGGACAGACCAGTGCCCGCAGATTTCTGTTTCGCTGCCGCACATAGCCGGTTCACCACGCAGCATGTTGCCTCGGTGATACCAGCCGACCATGACAGGATTGCCAGCGTCGATGGCCTCCATCACGTCCTCTGCATCCGCATTGTCTACAAAACGAACCTGCAGGTTCAAGCTGCTTAGAGCTTTGACGTGAGCGTAAACAGAGGTTGTGTCACCGAAAGGTCTGAGCACAGCCTCATACTGCTCTTGCGTGTTCACGCGCTTGTAGAAAGCGGCGATCATGCTGGCCGCGCTTGTGAAGCATTTTCTTGCCCCGCCGGGCAGGTCAAGCTGTCTGAAATATCGAGGCAAATACACCTCCTGGTCGATGCCGCTGGCCTTCCACGCCTGAAACCACTCAGCATCTTCACTGAGCAGATGCTCGGGCATAGCTTCCTCTAGCTGCTTGATGGCAGCCATGCGGTGAGGCACGTCTGGTTTATACCACTCAAAAAACGGCAAGAGAGCAAATCCCATCGCTGTCAGCAGCAGGGTCACTTGGATGATGCCGCACAACGCTTACTTTTCCACTCTCTTCGTCGGATACATGAACTTGACCACATAGGAGACCACTTGGTCATCGATTTGCGATTCGGTCGATTCGCTATAAGCGGTCAAAAGATCGACTACCAATTTTTTGACCCCTTCCGATTGCAAGAAACGGAACAAGATTGGGCGGATCAGTAGCAGCATGATTGCGCTTTGAACTGCATCAATACGTTAGTTCCGATTGCTATGCCCTTCCAGTCGTGCCACTGACTGCTCCAGATTTGCCAGTCGCGCAAAGATCTCTTGATCGCGTGTCCTGATGTCTGCGTGGAGAACATCAAGCCGACTGGCTAAGTTATCGACGGCAGTGGTCAGACGTATTAACGAGTCGCGGCCCTGCTGGCTTTGACGGTTCATGCCAGTCAGCCCAGCGGACGCGACACCAACAGAGGCCCCAGCTACAGCAGCCCAGACTTCAACCACCATTCGACCCCTAGCGTCAAACCATCATGGCAGAAACA